CCGGATTAACAACGCGCTGAACCTGGCAGGCCTGAGTCACTTCAGGATCGCGGTGAAGTTCGACGTGTCCAAGACGCTGATCAGGGCCATCGCACATGAGCGGGTCAGGATCTGGTCAGGGCCCGCTAGTGCGGCGGAAATGAGGGAGACGACATCGTGATTGGGAGACCACCGATCTACACCGAAGAACTGGCTGCAGAGGTGCTGCGACGCCTGGCAGCTGGTGAGTCACTGCGGAAGATGTGCAGGGACGAGGACATGCCCAGCCGCATGACGGTGCATGAGTGGGTCACGAACAACGTCGAAGGTTTTGCTGACCGATACACGCGCGCGAGGGACATCGGCCTGGACGAGATAGCCGACGAACTCATCGAGATCAGCGACGAGGCAGAGACTCGCATCGTCAGCGGGCCGGATGGTGAGACAAGTCTGACCCTGGACGCCACCGGCGTGGCCCGCAACAGGCTGCGCACCGACACGCGCAAGTGGTATCTGTCCAAGCTGGCCTCGAAGAAGTACGGGGACAAGCAGCAGGTGGACCTGACCGGCAAGGTCACGCTGGCAGACCTGATTGCAGCGTCGCACAAGCCGGCCGATGACGATGCTGGCAGTTGACAAGATCCGCCTGTGGCGCGAGAAGCCGCAGGTGATGGTCCGCGAGTTGTTCGGCGTCACGCCAGACGCATGGCAGGACGACGTGCTGGCCATATTTCCTCACACGCCGCGCTTGGCCATGAAGGCCTGCAAAGGCCCGGGCAAGACCTGCGTGCTGGCCTGGTTGTGCTGGAACTTCCTGCTCACCAGGATGCAGCCCAAGATCGCGGCCACCAGCATCAGCGGCGACAACCTTGCAGACGGCCTGTGGACGGAGATGGCGCTGTGGCAGGGCCGATCGCCTGTGCTGCGCGCGGCATTCAGCTGGACGAAGACCCGCATCACTTGCAACGACCACCCCGAGACGTGGTGGATGTCAGCGCGGACATGGGCCCAGGGAGCCGACAGCAACCGCCAGGCGGACACGCTGGCTGGCCTGCACGCCGACAACCTGATGTTCATCCTGGATGAGGCCGGCGGCATCCCTGACGGCGTGATGGCAGCGGCCGAGGCTGGCCTGGCCAACGCAATCGGAAAGTCGGGCCTCGAGGCGCACATCGTGATGGCCGGCAACCCGACCCACCTCGAAGGCCCGCTGTACCGCGCCTGCACATCAGAACGCAGCCTGTGGGAAGTGATCGAGATCACCAGCGACCCGGACGACCCCAAGCGAACGCCGCGGGTGTCGGCAGAGTGGGCCCGGCAGCAGATCCAGAAGTACGGGCGAGACAACCCCTGGGTGCTGGTCAACGTGTTCGGCAGGTTCCCGCCATCAAGCCTGAACGCGCTGATCGGGCCAGACGAGGTCAAGGCTGCAATGGAGCGCCACCACAAGATCGATGACTATGGAAAGGCGTCGAGGGTTCTGGGCGTGGACGTGGCGCGCGAGGGTGATGACAAGTCGGTGATCTTCCCGCGGCAGGGCATCGTGGCCTTCGAGCCGCTGGTCATGCGCAACGTCGACAGTCTGCAGGGCGCTGGTGCTGTGGCCCGCAAGTGGACCGACTTCGACGCCGATGGCTGCTTCGTGGACAACACGGGCGGCTTCGGCGCCGGCTGGCTGGATCAGCTGCGCGTGCTGAACCGCGACCCGGTGGGCATTCACTTTGCCGGCCGAGCCAGCGACCCGCGCTACTTCAACAAGAGGGCCGAGATGCTGTTCCTGGCCTGCCAGTGGGTGAAGGATGGCGGCTCGCTGCCCAACATCCCCGAGCTGCTAGAGGAGATGACCAGCACCACGTACTTCTTCAACAAGGACGCGCTGCAGGTCGAGGACAAGGACCAGATCAAGCAGAAGATCGGCCGCAGCCCTGACTACTTCGACGCTCTGGGCCTGACCTTTGCGCACCCTGTCCACCCTGCGCTGCGCAATGAGTTGGGCGAGCGTCGGGCACATAGCTCCCAGCGTCGGCAACATGATCCGTTCAGCCGCGCCCGCATCCGCGGAGGGCGGTGACCTTTTGCCGGAACCACATGTGCTTCAAGCTGCCCACCGTTAAAGCGTCGCGCGATCCGCTGACACCGGGCCGCGATCTGTACAACGCAGCCAGAGGCCGGCCGCAAGAGAAAGACGCACCGACAGAGACTGCGGTCGAGAAGGTCTTTAACCCGAAGATCCCTGAACCGCCGCAGACACCGCCACCACCACAGGCCGCCAAGGCCCCTGACACGGCGCCTCTGAAGCGCCGCAACACGGGTGGTGGCATTGCTGTACCACAAGGCAGCACCATGTTGTCGGGCCCCAGCGGCATTGCCACATCACAACTGGCCCTCGGGTCTCAGACCCTGTTGGGTGGAGGCTGACATGGCCGACGAACGAACGCCGCAGCAGCGACTGCTGGCCCGCCGTGCCGACCTCTGGAACGAGCGCTCATCGTGGGACTCGCACTGCCAGGACATTGCCGACTACCTGCTGCCACGCGCTGCCAGGTTTGATGAGTCCTCGCGCAACCACAACGGCAAGAGCGACTTCAACAACATCATCGATGAGACTGGCACCCTGGCGCACGGCGTCATGTCTGCCGGCTTGATGGCTGGCCTCACGTCGCCCGCACGCCCATGGTTCCGCCTGGCGACGCCAGACCCGGACCTCATGGAGTTCGCGCCGGTCAAGCGCTGGCTGAACAAGACCACGCTCAAGATGCTGGCCATCTTCAATGCGTCGAACACCTATCGCGCATTCCATTCCATGTACGACCAGATCGGCGCATTCGGCATTGGCGCGTCGGTGGTGGTCGACAACTTCGACAACGTGCTGCATCACTACCCCCAGACGTTCGGCCGGTACGCCATCGGGCTGAACCAGTGGGGCGCCGCCGACAGCCTGTACCGCGACATGGTCAAGACCGTGGGCCAGATGGTCGATGAGTTCGGCGAGGAGAACTGCAGCCAGGCCGTGCGCAACCTGTACAGCCGCGGCAAGTACGACGCCGAGGTCAAGGTCATGCACGCCATCGAGCCGCGGCGCGACCGCAAGTACGGCATGAAGGACAACCGCAACATGCCGTGGAAGTCCTGCTACATCGAGGTCGGCCGGGACAGCGACAAGTACCTGCGCGAGAGCGGGTTCTCGGAGTTCCCTGCCATTGCTGCGCGTTGGGCCGTGGATGGCGAGGACACCTACGCATCACGCTGGCCTGGCGCTGTGGCGCTCGGGTCCATCAAGCAGCTGCAGCAGGAGCAGATGCAGAAGTCCACCGCCATCGACTACCAAGTCGAGCCACCGCTGCAGGTGCCTGTGGCGTACCGCAACCAGGAGCTCGACCGTCTGCCGGGTGGCCTGATGTTCGTGGACACCGCAGGCCCGGGCGGCGCAGTCAAGACCGCCTTCGATGTGCGGCTGGACCTGAACCACCTGCTGGCCGACATCGAGGACGTGCGGCGCCGGATCAACTCCAGCTTCTACGTCGACCTGTTCAAGATGATCTCCAACGACGACCGCAGCAACATCACGGCGCGCGAGATCGCAGAGCGGCACGAGGAGAAGTTGCTGCTGCTTGGCCCGATGACCGAGCGCTTCCACAACGAGGCGCTGAAGCCCAAGATCGACATCACGTTCGCCAAGATGATGCGCGCCGGCATGTTCGGGCCTGGCGCTGTCCTCGAGCCGCCGCAGGAGATGAAGGGCGTGGACCTCGAGGTGGACTTCGTGTCCACCCTGGCACAGGCCCAGCGCGCTGTGGGTGTGCAGGCCATTGACCGGCTGGTGGGCACCATCGCATCGGTGTCGCAGATCAAGCCCGAAGTGCTGGACAAGCTCGACGGGGATCAGCTGATCGACACCTACGCCGACATGCTGGGCGTCGACCCATCCCTGATCGTGGCTGACGACGACGTGGCCATGATCCGCAGGACCGCCGCGCGCAGCAGCAGATGGCTGAGATGGCCGCAGCAGCCGCGCCCATGAAGGACATGGCCACCGCTGCCAAGACGGCCAGCGAGACCGACATGAACGCACTGACCAGCGCATTCAGCGGGTACGGTGTGCCAGGGGTTCTGCAGTGACCGCCACCTCGGTCCTGTACTACCCGATCAAGGGCGTCAACAGCGAGAACGAAGTCAGGCGCCGCGTTGAGCAACTCGAGAAGCGGCTGCGACAGCAACTGACCCAGATCGAGACGCT